ACGGGCCTTGCCGGACCTCGGTTAAGCTTCAATCAGTTCAGCCAGTCCCATGCCTGCTGCGTTTCTCGGCGACTGGTCAAGAGGAAAACCAACGGCGATGATGCAGGCATTGACCCCCGTTGTGCCGTTTCCTGCGTGAGGGGCCTGTACCCGCTGATATCTCTTGTGGTTCTTCGTCAAGTCAACGTAGATGCCGAAGAGTGAATCATCTTCAGTCGCGCCGATGGCGTCGGCGAGTGCGGCGGACGCGACGGCGGTATAAATGCCGTCGGTCGTGTCGCATTCTTCTACCAGCGGGGCCGTTCCTTCGGCGGTCGAGCCGAGGGCGGCGTCAATGGTGCCGGTGGCGATTACGAACAGGATGCCGTTCATTCCCACCGTATCGACGTAGGTATTGCCGGCCAGGTCGCCGTCGTCTTTAAGCTGAGGGGGCGTGAGAAGCGCCCATTTCGTTTGTTTCAAAAGCTCTCTTAAACCCATTTTTTTCCCTTTCAAAAAAGGTTAATTCTATCCATTTCTCCTAACCGAAACAAGTTTTCAAAAAAACTCAGAGCGGTTTTTAGCTTGCCGCAGTAATCAGACCGCAAATCGGGCCTGCGTTGGTCGTGTCGCCGACGCCGTGTATGTTGATTGCCACGCGGTCTCTTCCGCGAACGGCGATTTGTCCTTTGTTGAAGTAAACATCGCTCGACTGTGCGAACTCAATCCCGCCGCGAGTACCGAGGATTGCTCCCTGCCGCAGATTCGCTAGCAATGCGCAAATCTGGCTGTTGCCCTCGGCTTTCGGCATGACCTGTGTGAAATTCACGGGATAACCGAGATACGTCCTCGTTCTCAGTGACGTGCCGGCGAGGACTTCTGTGGCTGTGCCAGCGTTCGCAGTAAGGGCGAGTGTGACCATCACGGTGAAAAAGAAATATCGGTGGACATACCAGCCAGCATCGCCGTCGTCTGCGTATTGCGGCAGGATGCCTGCGACGGATTCGAAGTTGGCGAGGGTCAGTTCGCTGTAGGCGTTGCCTGCGCCGACAACGAGAGACTTGATACTGGCGATTGTGGCGGATACTGCACGAAGAGCAGCGACGATTCCCTTGAATCCAAAGTACGTGCCTGTCCCGTCGCCCAGAAATCCGCAGAGGTCTTCGTAATAGGCGAACGAGCGAGCGAATAGGCCCGCAAGCAATTCGCCCAGGGCGACCATCGAATCCTCTTCGAGCTCCGAGGAAAAAACGGTCAGGCCGTATAGCGTCTTGGGAACTAGGTTAATCACGGAGATTGACGGGTCGGTAGAGGTTATAGTGCCGCCTTCGCCAGGGCAGTAAATCGTAAGGAGGCCGTCGATTTTGGGCACGGTCGTGGTCCCGCCGCCCATCGGCATAACCTGGGCATCCCGGCGGAACAAACCGTACTGTTCCAGAAGCATAATGATGGACGGAATCTGCTCGGCCATCACCAGCGCACCGCCGCCCGTCTGCGCAGAGCCGGTCATTGCCTTGAAACCCTGTTCGGTTACGAAGTAAGGCTCGATGCCGAGCGAGTCGAGATGTTTTTTCGCCCAGTCATATTTTGCCTCGACCTTCGTTCCGGCAGTGCAGGCAACCAGCACAAGGCAGGCGAACGCCTTCGCCTCGGCGGGCGAAGAGAAGTGTCCCTTGTACTTTCCGCCCTCGAAGAGAGAGGAGGTCCTGAAGCTGCGGAAATTCAGGACTTGCTTTTGCAGCTCTTTGCAGCTTTTGGCCACATCGGCGAGGCCGGTATTGATTTCGGCGATGCTCGTCTGGTGGGCGTTAAGCATCTCGACATCTTTTTGCTTTTCATTTTTGATGAGGTCGAGGACCTCTTTTTTCGTGGCCTTATTTTCCTTGATGTCCTTAAGGCCCTTTTCAATCGCATCAGCAGTTTGTTTGAGCTGCTGTTCCATCTGTTCTGGTGTAAGCATGTTTTTTATTCCTTAAAAGAATTTTGAATACGGTTTAACTGTCGCTCGATATTATTTCCATCGCCGCGAGTGTCGGGCAGCTCGTCGGGGTCATCGAGCAAGAACCTCTTCGACAGCCCGTCCGGGTCGGCGATTAAAAGCGATTTGATTTCATCGAGCTTTTGCTCGATAGAGACAATATCTTCTGAAAGAGCTTTTTTAAGTTGGTTGAAAAGCTCACCCAGCCTGTTCATATCCTCGTGCATAATCTGGAGTATGGCCTGTAACAAATTGTTCGGTTCCTCTTTTTGTATCGCGTCCAAAATATCGTGATAGATGTCTTCGTTGAGAGAAAAGCCCATTGCTCTGGCAAGGGCCTGACGGTTGGCAGGGACGGCAACGGCGGAAACCTCCAGCAGCTCAATCTCTGTCCAGACCCAGGTGCGCTTGCTGCTGATTTCTTTTTGCTCTCCCTTTAGCGGCTTAAACCCGATTGAGAATGCACGCATGACTTTCTTATTATATTTGCGAGCGTATTTTGCGCTCAGCTCGTCATCATCAAAAAGGATATCGGCGTCAATCTGGTGCTCGCCGATGCGGATGCTTTCGGGAAGGACATTGCCGATAACAGGCGGCTCGCCATTCGCAAGACGCGGCTGATGGCAACCGAGAACAACAGGATTTGTGAGAAACGCCGGCAGAGCGGCCTTGATGGCAGCAGGCTCTACGACCTCGTCGTAGCGGTCGATTTCGTCGGTTGAGATCACGGCGTGTATGAGATTCGGATTATCGGCGGCAACGTCTTTGACGAGGGCGAACATGTGACGCTGGTTAAAGTCGCGTTCGAGTTTTGCAGGAGGCATAAAAATCCTTTCATTAAGCCGCCGCGTCGGCGGTCAAATTCTCATAGGAATAAAATTTTAGATTCGCGTAAAATTCCAAACCAAATTCCTTACCTGCTGCACGCCTGGCGATTTCTGCGCAGCGGCAATTTATAATGTTGGCCGGCGAGCCTGACGGGTCGCCCGGGTACATAAGATTTTCGCCGCCGACCGTGAAGGGTATATCGAGTGGTATGCCGTCGGCGTATTTATCACCGGCGTCGGCGTGGGATTTTCTGACGTGCTCATCGCCTGCCGTAAGCCATCCTTTCAAATCAACGCCGGCCGCCTTCATCCCGGAATGCCTGCCGGTGCCGACGGCGCCCGATGTCTGCGTGCGGGCGATTGTCTGAGCACGGGCGCGATTTGAGCCGAGAACGTCCTTTATTCGACCGGCCAATTTGTCCAATCCTTCGCCGGCTTCAAGGCCCTGCTTTAACTGGCGGGCGACGAGCTTCTGAGTAATTTTATTTACGCCGGAGATTTTTTGCGTAGAGACAAGGAGCTTGCCCTTGAACCACGGTATGTTTTTGACCTGCTGGACTTTCTCGGCAAGGTCTTTGCCTTTAAGGCCGAGAATTTCAGACAGGGCTTGTCTTATTCCAAGCTCGCCCGATTTCATAAAGAATGACTGATTGATTGAACGGAGTTTTCCGTCCTGGATTTTAAGGTCCAGGACAACACGGGCGAGGACCTCATCAGGGGTCGCCTTTAAAACGGCCTTACCTTCCTCGTAAATCATTTCAAGTTTTCGAATGAGGACCCGCTGCTGGCGAACAAAGAAAATCCTCATTGCGATTGTATATTCACGCTCAATACCTGCCCAGCTTATGACCCAGTTGTTCCATATACGAAGCTTGTGGGGGTCGGCAGCTTTATCGGTGGCATTATCAACAACTCTATCGACCGGTCTATCGATAGCTTTGCCGGGTTCTTCCGTTTCTTCCGGCTCTTCGGGGGGCTGCTCGCCGGGATAGGGCGGGCCGGTGATTCCCTCAAGACCCGCTTCGAGAATATAATCTGCCGGGACCTGGCCCATACCGACCCACCAGTGCTCGCCCCACGGGACCTGTTCATAGGGCAGGTCATGGGATTCGATGAGGTTGTTGAGCTTGACGCCGGATTCGGTGAATTTGAGGACCTGAACGGCCATCTCTCGCATCGCCTCTTGGACAACGGGGTGCTGCGACGAATCGAGCCATGCAAAGACCTGGCTCGTCGATGAAATGGCCTTGTGTCTTGAATCGCGATAAAAACGATTTCGGTTTAGCGAAGACGTTCCGGTGAAGAACCTGGCGTCACTGACGGGGACGGCGGGGAAGTTGTCGCCTAAGGATTTTGACGCAGTAAAGCGGCTGATAATTCCGTGAGTAATTGCCTCGGCGAACGTGGATGCAAGAGGGATAATCGTATTAAAAATAAATTGCCTGTTGGCAGGGCCGTGGGCGTACTGCGCCTCTGTTATCAGGCCTGCGACACCCGGCGGGACGCCGAACGCGGAGCAGATTTTTTTATCGCTATATTCAGTTATTTGCGCAACTTCGAGGTCCGCAAGCGTCTGGGCGACGGTCTTGACGTCTGCGCCTCCCGTAATCAGCGCCGTTTTTTTGGCGTTGCAGGCGCCACGATGACGGTTGTCAAACTGCTCGTGGAAGAGACGGATTTCCTCGTCGCCGGGATTGCCGGGCATCGTAAGTATGATTCCGGGTTCTGCGCCGTTGGCCAGCGCCGAGGCGTTATACAAAGACGCCGCGAATCCGTAGTTTATTTCATTGGCGGCGGCTGCCAGCGTGCTTATGCCGTGAAATTTATCGTAAGGATTAAAGCCCTTCCACTGATAGACCTCCGACGCGGCGAACCTCTCACGCTCGCCGAACCTTCCTCGAAACTCCCAGCCGACCAGGTCGCTTGATGGCTGACCGTTTGACGTGAGCGGGTGCATCTGGCTGCCGCTTATTACGACGATTTCACTGACTTGCGAAAGAGCACCGCCCGGCGTCGGGTTTCCGTTAGAATCGAAGAACGCCCAGAACACGTCCCGCGTCAGGGAAAAATGGCCAATTGTCTGCAAAACAAAATTATGCCAGCTCGTCGGCGAGTTAAACAGCAGGTCGTAAACGGGGCCGGATTCGATGATTTTTTCATCGACAGTGGAAAGGACCAGCGGCAGGGACTGAACGCCTTTGATTAGTTCGTTGACGCAGGTAAAAATCAGTGCTACCTGCCGATATGCCTCCGAGGGCCGGCTTCGCTGGGAATCGTCCGAAACATCGCCGCCTGAAAGCCAGAGCTTCGCAAACTGGGAAAGACCGACTGATTTTTTTGACGTTTCAATCTGGCGGTCAACGGCGAACCTTAACATCTCGGCTGCCTCGGAACTTAATCTTGTTTCGGGGGTTAAGCTATTTATCATGCGGCTACAATGACCCTGCAAAATCCACTTGTTCTTGCGGCCTCTTTTGCGAGCATCGAGGCCCAGAAATCATCCGCGTGACCTTCGTCGGTCGAGGCGGCGTCATAGCGGACATTTCCTGAAACTGTTACAGTTTTTCTGACGGTATGAAAACTTTCTCTGATTAGCCGGTCGGCGGGTACGCGGCAGCGGCGGTCCTCGAACATCCCCCTGCCAAGCGAAGCCAGATGGTCCTTGACCTCCGATGTGAATTTTACTTTCTCCACGCGATACGAGCCGTGGAACCTCTGCGCCTCTTCGACCAGCATATCTCCTATGCCGGTCGCATCGATGCAGGCACGGCGAATATTCTGATTGGTCAGTAAATCGTTTAAGATCTGAAGCTGCGCGTGATAGGGAGTCTTGTGCAGATAGATTACCTTACGCGCAATCATCAGGTCGGCGACCTTCTCGTCGAGCCAGAAGACGGTTCGGTGCTGCTCCCTGCCGATATCGCCGCCGAGATAATACTCACGCCGCTCTTTTGTGTGGGGGACAAGCTCCTGCAGGCAGGTGGGGTCCTCGCAGGATTGGTATAAATCGTAGGGGATAAGCGCCAACAGGGCGGTCGAAGGAACGCACATATACTCCTGGTTCCAGGCGTCCTCATTACGGCAGCGTGCTCGACATTCTTTGAGAAACTTCCCACGTGCTTCAAGGTCTATATGGTCAAGCTTATAGACTTTCTCGGCGAGGCCCTGAGCGACGGCGTCCTCGATAGTTGTTCGATGCAAAGACCAGTGAAGAGAATGGGCCTCATCAAAGGTCATCTCTCCGCGACGGACCTTGTTGGCAAGCTCGACGATGCGATTGAATTCCGACTCCTCGCCGTTATGTGTGGACAGGATTCGTATATCATAGCCCCACGTCGTCGTCGGTAAGGCGGCGTCGAGCATCGGGCCGGGGTCGTCATGCCAGCCGAATTCGTCGAGCACTACGTCGCCGCCCTTGCTGCGGAAGCGGCGGGGATTACTGGTCATACAGTTAATCCGACTGCCGTTAGGAAATTCGACGACGTAATTATTGTATTTGTAGCCCTTAACATCCTCTCGTTGCTCAAGCGTCTCTTTTACGACAAGCTCCATAATCTCGCACCACTGTTTGCAGTAAAGGGCGTATTCAAAGGCTGCGGATTCGTCGGCGGATGAGAACCATAAATCACGGCGAACGTCGGTAAGGTTTCGGTCGCGGCAGGTCTTATAGCTGTCGGCGTAGGTCATTCCGATACGCCGGCTCTTCTCTGAGAGCATCGCGTTGCTCTCATCGAGAATCCATTTCTGCTGATACGGCAGGAAGTAACCTTCCGGCAATTTGTCCTTGTGATTTACGATTTTACGACTCCCAAATGCTCGTCGATTATTTCCTGAATTAGTTTTCTATCTACGCCGGCCTTCGTGAGTTTGGACTTCGTCGATTTGGCAGCGGCGGCGATTTTTTCTTCGACCTGCTCACGGATGTATTGGTCAACTTTGATACTGACCTGCGCACAATCACGAACGGCCTGGCTGATTTCTTTAAGTTGCTTACTTGTATATCCTTCGCCTTCTACCATAAATTTCAAAAGCAAGGCCGTCGCCATCTCGGCAGCCGCCTTCTGGGTTTTGGGGGCGTTCTCTTCAGTAAGGCCCGCCATAGTGTTCCGTGCAATAAGGCCGGCAGATTTCATAATCGAAATCGTTTTCAAGTTTTCAGCGAACCGGCCCACCGCCGACTTGGAAATCTTCGAGTTTTTTTGCTTGCAATAGACAACGATGTCCTCGAAGCGGGGCTTGCCTTTCTTTTCGCCGGCGAAATCCTGCGGCCATTCGTTGTCAACGACCATGCGGGTAAGAACGTCACGCAGGCCGGCTGGCAGCTTGTCAATCGAACTATGTACCCTTCGCTTGGTCATTTGCGATAATCGTCGTAATAGATTGAGACCGTCACGCTCGTTAAATTATTCGGGTCAACGTCGTTGGTATCGACCATTAAGGTACCTGCAACAGGGACTCCCAAATACTCCACCCCGCCGACATCAGACGTTACGAGGGCATACGACAGCGGCAACAGCGCAGTGTTGCAGTCGGTCTTGGAAAAAACGGCAAGCCCGTTTTCGTCCTTTAATATAACGTTGAAATCGAGGTCGCAGCCGTCGGCGGCGATGCTGATTCTTTTTAGCGTGCAAAAATACGAATCTGTTGACGTGGCGGTCGAGCTGACGGAGTTCGGGTCGTTTGCTTCGGGAGCAACAGTAACGACGAGCTTGTTTATGACAGACTCCTTGCCGTAATAGCTATTGGTTTTGGTCTCGAACGTGGTCGAAGATGCAAAGACTAAGACACAAAAGCAGACGACTGCTATAGTGATGAACATCGCCAATTTCTTCATTTTCGGGATTCCTTTAAATGGATTGTAATGTCTATATCTCCAATGCAGGGTCGGTTTGCGTGGCATCGGCAATTTCTTTGCCATCCGCCGTCAGCATGATACATTTATCAATAAAGCGTACTCCTCCGATAACATCGTCCGGGTAAAAGATGTATTCCTTTTGCCATAGATACGTCAGGTCTTTTTCCAATAAGTCAAGCTCGTAGCTGGCACAAAAACTTACCATCACCCGCAAAAGGGTTTTGACCTGCAGAGGCGTTGGGTACACGCGATTTAGGTTTTCAAGAATCCATCGGCGGGCCTGCTTTTTTTTAGTCGCTTCGGTATCAGCCATTTTTTTCTCCGTTCTTCATTTCCTTGACGACGGCACGGGCGATATCGCCGCAGATGCCGGGGAGCTTCTCGACGACTGTAAGCTTGCCGTCGAGACGATTTACGGAATCGTTTATTTTTTCCAGCGTTCTTCTTTGAAGTCCTGTCTCACGTAGGAAAGATTCCTGGTCAACGAAGTTGCGTTCGCAATCGATTTTGCACTTGCCGAAAGAAGTTTGAAGGCTTTTTATGTCGGTTTCATTCGATGTAAATCTTTGCTCGGCCTTTCGCAGCCAGGACTGTATCGACCGAAGATTGAGAATGAGCAGTGTGCCTACGAGAGAGAGCAGGCTGCCGATGATGGCGACAACAATAGTTGATAGCATGCGTCTCCTTTACTGGCCCGTTGCGGTATTTATTTCGTTGTGAATTGCATCAACGGCGTCGGATGTTGCGCCGGCCTGGCTGTGCTCAAGTATAAATTTGGCTGCCCTGACCTTGTCCTCCGGGATAATCCCTTCGTTCGATTTCGGGTCTAATAGTTTATCAACGGATTGAACGGCATCGGCGAGGATTTTTTTCTGTTCTTTTATTTTTTGCCACTGCTGTAAAACTTTTACAGCCAGTCCGCCGAATATAGGAATCAATCCGCCTGCAAGATATACATAGCCGGAAATCGAGGAGGGCAATGCCGGGGCTGTCAGTTTGAGGGCGTCGCCGTAGGCATTCAGTTCAGCCTGCGGGTCGGCAGTATTGGGGTCTATGGAGGCGAGAATAGTTTTAGAATTCAGCAGCACCGCATCCACCTTTTGCTTGTGCGCTATAAGGGCATTAATCTTTGAGCGGGCGGCGGCAAGGGCAAGCTGGATTTGAGGCCCGGCGTCGGCGGGGACGTTAGGGTCATTCGCCAGGAGCTCCAGAGACGCGATGGTCTGATTGACATCGGCGATAGAGACATCGACCGACTGACTGACGGACACCGCCTGGTCGATGACGGCTTTAACGGCGGCTATTCGCTCTTTAGCTGACGGGTCGCAGCCGCAGACCAAGAGCAAAAGGGCGATGATGAGGAGTGTTTTACGCATGGCAGTACCTCCATGTACAAGGTTAATAAAATCCTTTTCGGCGGGCGTAAACAAAACGACCACCTTTATGAGTCTTTAAACTCACCCGGTGGTCGGCTATTCGATTTTACTAACCAATCCCGGCATCCGTGCCAGGAGCTTACAAACTACATCGTCAAAAAGAAATGTCAAGGGGTAGAGGAAAATTTTTTTATTCTTTTTTCTCGTTAGTCTCCTGTGCCGGCGGCTCCTCTGGGACGGGGGCCTCGGATTCGATGATTCGCTCGAGGAGGTCCACCCTTTTTGAAAGTTCATCGACCGAATCCTCAAGCCTTGTTATTTTTCGCTTCAGGATAACAATTTTTTGATTTTCCGACTGGTTAGGGTCAGAAGCCTCTTTTTCCGACTCCTCACGCAACCGGGCTTGTCTCTCCTCAACTTTGGCCCTGGCATCCTCCCGCATCTGACGCAGCTCGTCGCGGGCCTCGCGGGAGCGCTCTATCTCTTCCCAGGAGCGATTATCATAACGACGATAATAGCGGCTGGGCCTTTCTGTGTAATCAATCGGATAGTCTCTCTTTTTTCTTATAGTTACAGTGGCGGGTCTTTGTTTTCGGGTTTGCGGCGATTGGGCCTGCTGTGCCATTATAACATCGCAAACGCACCAAACCGCAAGGATGAGACCGATGATTAAAATCAAATTTTTCTTTCTCATAATTTGCCTCCTTAAAATAAGTTTAAGCACGTTTTGTTTTCTTTTTTTTCTTTTGCGGTTCAATCACAAGCTCACGAAACGCATTTAAGACCTTTTGCTCCTCAACGTCAAGAACCTTGTATATGGTCCCAGGCTGCTGCCGCTCAATTTCCACCATCTCCTTGATTCGTTCGATAGCACCGTGAAGCTGCTCGCGGGTAGATTGCCCAAAAGATTCTTTTTTTATTTCTTTGGCTGTTTCGTCGAAAGTATTATCAAATTCAGTTTCAATAAGCAATCGAGCCTGTACTTCTGGAGGTAACTTTATCCATAACTTAACAGCCGCTGAAAGGGCTCCATATTTCTGCTGATGGCGGGATTCGCACTGAAACCGAAATGCCTCTACTAATTTGGAAGGCAATTCGCCTCCAAGATGAAGCGTTTGATTTTTCTGATTTTTATCAAAATTTTTTTCAACCATAAGCATAGTATTTAACAATACTTACAATCAGTCCAATACATTTTTCTGTTTTTTTCTGTATTTTTCTATTGACAAAAGACGACAGAATATTACAGATGGCTGTATATTTCTGTAGAACCGTATGAAAGAAGCTAAAACGTTATATCTAACTGCCAATGCCGACCCGGACCTCTTTGGTTTAATAAACCAATATGCCGCAATACTCGGCGTTTTGCCTACGACAGCCACAAAAAGGTTCCTAAGACGTTCGCTTCCAGCAGCAATAAGGGCTGAAAAAGAAAGCCCATTGAATCATATCTCGACTTGTGACGCTCAGCCGGTGGTCGGCTGAGCGATTTTATTAACCCCGGCGGGCAGGATGCCTGCCGGAGAAGATGACCTCGCTCCGGCGAGTTATTAAGGGGAAGCGTCCTCCATGAACGCAAACGATTATAGCGGAATCCGAAGGACACGCAAGCAAATTCCCCTTATTTTCGTAGTTTTTTTTGGCTTATTTTTGCTTTTCATCACCCTCCTCCGAAATCCCCCCTTCTTGCTTTCGCAAGAAAGCAGGGGGGATTTTGACTTCCCAGCCGCCCACGGGCGGTTTTTGACCTCCTTTAACGAGGGCCGTTTGTCATGGGACGGCCCCTCGAATGTTAATCAGCGCCAAACGCTGCTGTCCTTTTACAGATGCGGTCGGCGGAGCGAACCGCCGCTATCCCCCACCGCCGACCGCACCCTCCTTAAAATTCAGAACGCAGAGGCCAGATGGCCGGGCTGCTTGGGAAAGGAATAATGACAGACCCAAATATAATTCAGGCGCTGGAACGCATCGGGGATAAAATGAATTATCTGGGAGTCTTTCTGTTTAGCATAACATTTGCACTTATATCAATAACGTTTGCGCTTCTATCAAAAAGGAACACTTAGGAGAATAAATGGTAGCGTACGCAAGAGACGACGGATGGACGGAAACGATGCAGGGGCAGGGACATGTAGAGGCAAGGCCGGTGGTTGTATGCACAGGCTGCAGCCGGGTCCTGCCGCAATATAATCACAAAATCGTGGAGCTTCCCGGCGACACGTGGGCGCTCTTTACGTGGTGCGAAAGGTGTAACACGGGAGCGGAGGTGGTTTATTTTAAGCGCGACGGCAAAGAGACGGTACACAAGGGCAGGCAGTGGGTAATCGAAGGCGGCAGGCATGTCCCGAAAAAATGGGTCATTATCAACGAGATGACGGCGCCGGTAGTTACGGGGACGGGCGGCGATTACAAACAGGATTACACGCCGGAAATCAGCAACGCTCTTGTGAACATAAAGAGCGTATTGGAATCACTGGCGAAGACGGTGGGGCTTTTATATAACGCAATCGTGGGGAAATGAACGGAAACCTGACCATAACGCAGGCCGCCCCAAAGATGGGAATGAGCGAACGGCACCTTCGCCGCCTTTGCATCGAAGGCAAAATCCCCGGCGTCATCAAAGAAGGTGATGACTGGAGTCTCCCGGCGACGGCGGATGCCCGGCTGGCGGAGAAAACAGAAAGTGTTCCATACGGCATAGACGAGATTGCCGGTGTGTCGGCGAAAAAAAGAGAGGCCGCCCTTAGGCGGCTTGCCGTCGTAAAAAGATTCGAGCAGTTCGCATCGGCCTGCATCCGCGAGGGAGGGACACGCAAGCAGGCATTGGCTGTCTTTTCACAAAAAGAAGATGTCCCCCAGCGGACCTTGGAGCGATGGATTGAACGGCTTCGGAAGGAAGGAATAATCGGCCTGGTGGATGGGCGAGGGGGGTTGGCATTAGACGACGCCATCAGCCCGGAGGTGTTCGAGCTATTTAAATCTTTGTATCTCGACGAGCGAAAGCCCAGCGTAAAAACCTGCTGGCAGAATATCCGCTATATAAACAGCCGCGAGAACAGGGGATGGCGGATTCCAAAGCTCGGAGCGATGTACTCCATAATCAAACGGACAATCCCTCTGCCGGTACAGGTCCTGCACAGGGACGGACTTGAGGCATACGAGGCCAGATGCGCACCCTATATCGAAATCAACCCGGACAGCATCGAGCCGGGAGCCGTATGGGTTGGCGACCATTCACAGTTTAACTGCTGGGTACAGCACCGCAACCGCTGGATTCGGCCCTGGGTTACAGCCTGGCAGGACATGCGGAGCCGAACAATCGTCGGATGGGACATAAACTCAGGTCCGAACCAGAGCACGATTTTGCTGGCCATGAAGCGCGGCGTTGAAAGTTACGGCCCGCCGGATTCCGTGAAAATCGACAACGGCAGGGACTATGATTCGGAGATGTGGACGGGGACGACAAAGGCAAGAAGAAAGGCGCTGCGTAAGGGCTATATCGACGAGAGAATGGTTGCCGGGATTTATGCGATGATGGGGGTCGCGGTATCTTTTGCGATTCCGTATCACCCGCAGGCCAAACGTATCGAGCGATTTTTTGACACCTTGGACCAGCAGTTTACAAAGACGCTCAAGACATATTGCGGCAGGGACACTGAGAGCAGGCCGGATGCCCTGGCGGATTATTTAAAAAGCGACAAGGCCCTCCGGGAATCGCACACGCTTGAGAGCTTCGCTGAGGCGGCGGGCAGATACATCGAGATATACAATAATTCGGTTCATATCGGGGCGGGGATGGAGGGACAAACGCCCCTGCAGGTTCTTAACAGCCGGGCAAGCCGGCGGGTAATGGTCGAAGGCGTAGCCGACCTTTTGCTTCGCACGTGGAGCGGCGAGCTTACGGTCGGCAAGAACGGCGTGCGCTTCCACGATATGTATTACGGCCAGTTCAATAATGAACTTCTGATTTGCCAGGGCAAAAAGGTCCGCGTCTCTTATGACCCCGACGATATCCGAAGTGTGCACGTTTACGACGCTGCGACGATGAAGCTAATAACAATCGCCGAGCAGAACCACTTAGTCAATTACGGCTCGGCAGTCGGCGAAGAGGACCTGCGGCTTGCGATGCGTGAAAAAGCGAAGGCAGTAAAGATGGTCAAATCGTACTGCGACTCGCAGCTTACAGCCAATATGGACCTTACGAGTTTGACGCTGCGGGCGCTCGAGGAAGGGACGCAGGCGCCGGGGACGGAATCCGCCGAGGCAATTAGGCCGGTAAAGACGGCAATGGATTCGCAGGTCCGCGAGCACGCCAGGCAGCATGCGGTCAAGGCCGTCCGCAAGGCAGCCGGCGCCGAGGGGACGAGGACGGTGCTGGATATTGACTTCGATGCTTTGAAACGACAGCCGGAAAAAATCATAGATTTGAATTTTGAATTACCAGGCAATGCAAAAATAGATTTTATGGATTTGATTTTCGACGATGAGAGCTAAAGACCTCGAAAGGGCCATAGACGATATCGTCTGCAGGGCCCTTGAGCAGGACGCTCAATTCAGAGAGGTAAGGATGCCTGAAATAATAGATGAAAAAACAACGCGATGCTTCGCACAACAGGTCCGCAACTTTTTATTAGTTAATAATCTTCCTCAGTCGTTCCTTGTAAAAAAAATCAAGGCAAGCTCGACGGCAATCAGCGAGTTTCTGGATTGTAAATACAAAGGCAACGTGGCCCTCTTAATGCGCAAACTGGCGAGTTTCATGGACACTTTCAATCGCCGCAAGCGCCGGGTAAAAGGGCCTGCATATATCGAAACTTCTGTCGCCAAGGTAATCTTCGCCGTCATAAAGCATACCGAGTCTTTTTCCGACGAAAGAGGCGGAAGAATCGGAATGATAATAGGCGACTCCGGTCACGGCAAGAGCGCATGCCTTCAGGAATACGCCCATGGAAATCCCAACAGTGTATATGTCGAAATCGACGACACAATGACCTCTACGGCAATTTTTTCTAAGATAGCTAAGACGCTTAAGCAGGCAAGGGACATTAATGTTGATTACACTGGCGTATTGAGGAAAATTACAGAGCATTTAGTTGATGCGCTCGAACAAAAAGAGATGACTGTTATAATCGACGAGGCCTCGGCGCTCGACGTGCATAAACTCAATCAGCTCCGCCAAATCATATCCGTGCGATGCAAGTGCCCTCTGATAATTGCCGGTAACTCGCACTTATTAAAAACAATCAACGACGACGCAGGCAAGCGCGGCTACGAGTCGCTGGACCAGTTTCGGTCGAGACTTCTTTCTATCGTCAATCTCGACGCCCTCGCCTCGACCGGAAGGGGCAACTCATTACATACAATCGAGGACATCCGAAAGCTTTATGAATATGGCGGCATCAGCCTCACGTCTGATGCAGTGAAAACGCTGCGAAGAATCTGCTGTACTCCACAGACAGGAAGATTGTGGACGTGTAAGACTATTATTGAGGCGCTACATTTGACGAGAGAGCTTAGGAATGGAGGCGAAATTAACACTGATTATATCGTCTCTATAGTCAAAAAACTTAACTTATCCATCTCGGAACGGCTGCCGCTGAGGTGCGATGAGCCGGAAGAATCCGAAGCAGAAAAACAGGTGGCAATGGCTGGATAAAATGAAATGCTGTTGCGAAGAAATATTGTATCACCTCGACCTGCCCGTTTGCCAAATACGCAGCGGGGTGCGTGAGCATTTGAAGGCCATCGGATTGGGCTGGGGCTGGAGGCTTTGTTTCACCCTTCGATGCGATAGCCTGGAACAGGTCGAAGCGAAATTGTGGAACATGATTAAAAGACGAAAGCGAATAAAAAGGCAGGAAGAGTAAAAAGTAAAAAATGAACAAAAAGAAATCACAAAACACAGATATACCAGCTTGGAAGCTTTTTTCTTCTGGATTCAAAATTCGCTGGAAAGGTTATGGGGCAACAATCCGATATTTACGTGACTTTGCTTTCATGGACCAGGCCGATTTTGGGCGACTTATAGGGGGCTATACTCGTGGGAAAATATCCCGTTATGAAGCCGAAAAATCTGAACCGCCTATTGATTTTTGGGTGAAAGTGATGAAAACTTTCGGATTGAATATTAACTGGGCAATGACGGGCGATGGGATTCCGTATATTTCGGCTTATGCCGATTGTCCTGAGCGCAAGAGGTTTTTGAAATGGTACAAATTAAAGCGAGATATGGATGATTTTGCAAAGGCGATGGTTGACGTTGCTCAATAAAGACCAAATAAAACTCGTTCAAACGGCTGTCCGGGCGGCGGGCCTGCGTGATAAGCAGTTCGACGGCAGATACCGCATGCTGCTGGGCCAGTACCTGCAGCCAAACGGCAGGCCCGTTACGAGCTGCACGCAGCTCACTAACGGCCAGTTGGACGACCTTCTGGCAATCTGCGAATGTCACGGCTGGCGGATGCCGGGCAAGGCGTGGAACCACTTTCAGCGGAAAATCCAGGAGAGCGAGACGGTCGCATCATTCGCACAGCAGGAGGCAATCAAGCACCTGGCGGGCGACATGGGCTGGAACGATGCTCAATTGGCCGGGATGCTCAAACGAATGACGGGCGGATTCGGGTCGAACGTCTCGGCGCTAAGTCCCGGCCAGGCGTATAAAATCATCGAGGCATTAAAGGCCATGCTGGGCCGTCAGCGAGGCACTTGTTACGAAAACATTCAGCAGGTCAAGGAAGAAATGGAGTGCGCTAAGGATGGCAAAGAGAATCAAATCTAAACAGCCGAACCTCATACCCATCAAAGACTGGCAGGAAGCGGACCGGCTGGTTCGCATTATCGGCGAATCGCGGGCGTCTATCGAAAAAAGCGAGGCGGAGGCCAAAAACAAAATCGACGTTATAAAAGCGAGGCTGGCCGGGGACGTGGAGGGTACACAGAAGCTCATCGAAACTACCTGCCGCAGCATCGAAGCGTTTGCCCTTGCGCATAAGGACGACTTCGGCGCCGCAAAGAGCAGGGAGCTTAACTTCGGCATTATCGGCTGGCGAAAAAGCACATTTATAACGAACGGCAAAAAGACGCTGGAGCTTGTCAAAAATATTTACGGCAAGGCCTGCGCATATATCCGCGTCAAGGAGTCGCTTGACAAAGAGGCGTTGGCCAGGCTCACGGACGAAAAGCTTGCCGAAATCGGCGCTCGACGGGAGATTACGGACGATTTCTTCGTCGAGCCTTCCATTGTCAAGGCTGCGGAATACAGAGATTGATTATTGATAATTGATGATTTTTGATTTTGGATGAAACATTACTTAAAAAGCAAATCAAGTTTTATGGTCGTAGTTTTGGCCTCGCTTCGGCACGGAAGCTGCGTGAGATGCGGCAGGCCGATTAAGTCGCTCGAAGAATCCGCCGGTCACTGGAGGAAGGAATTAAGAATCAGCGACAAAATGCAGAAAGCCTTATTGTGCATCAAAGGGGGGGAATGTCCCAAAAATTCCAGAGCCACGCTTAGATGGCTTGGCATGCGAGGGCTAATTGAGTGGTTCGGCGATTTGAGAAGCCCCAAATTTATCAGATTAACGAAATCCGGGAAAGAATATCTATCTAATGAACCAATCAAATCCGACAGCCGATGAGTTGAGTCTGTGCATGCGGCTCTTAGATGAGGCCGAGGCGCCGATGCTTGCGATTGACATCGCAGACAGGCTCTATATTACAGGCTCGCATGAGACCAAGAGACGTCACGTGCGGGCGCTGGTGCAGAAACTGCGTGATAACGGGGCAAGGATTGTTGCAACGACTGCGGACGGTTATTTTTTGACTGAGGACGAATCGCTCTGGCGGGATTATCTCGAAGGCCGGCAAATTGACGCCAAGCGAATCCTCGGCGAAACTTATAAACGAAAAAAGATGCTGGCCGATTCCCAGGGCCAGGGGCATCTATTTACACTGCCGCGAATCCAGGCCGGCTGCGCAACCGTGGGAGCGTAATGACTGAATTTGTACGCAAAAAAAAGTTCCTTAAAGACGCATCCAAGATAGTCAAGAGGCTGCGGCAAACCGACGTTACGATGAGAGCCTTGGTGCAGGAATATAAGTGCAGTTGGGAGGTGCTGAAGCGAAGCGTCCTTAAGCACATGCCTGATGCGGAATATCAGCAGATTCGACTGGCTCGTTTGCGGCGGGGCGGATTCAAAAAAGGCCATCTTCCGCATAATTATAAGCCGGTCGGAACAATACTGATTTGTCGCCATATCCAAAGAGGCAATGCGTATCGGAGGATAAAAATCAGGGATTCATATCCGGCAAGGTGTGGCGACTGGATTCCTTATGCCAAATATCTGTGGGAGAAAAAGTACGGGCCAGTCCCTGAAGGATTGTTTATTGTTCACAATGACGGCGACACTCTCAACGATTCGATTGATAATTATAAGATGGTTGACCGTGCTGGGAATTTGGCCCTGCAAATGCAGCGAGACCCGGAAATGAGAAATAGATGTAACGAAAAATTATCATTGTGCTCCAAAAAAAGATGGGCAGTATGGCGAAGGCTTACCGAAGAGCAGAGAGGCAAACATGAAGAGAGAAAGGCCGTCGAGCGATTTAAAAAGGAGAACAAACAGAGGTTTATTCATGGCTGGGACTGTGCCGACTGCGGCGAGAGCTTCGAAAAGGAGCCGCCGTGGAAATGCCCCAAGTGCCAGGGCCTGCGGTTTGTCAAAGTAAAACGCCTAAAAATGACGGGATAAAAATGGCTGAGCCGAACGAAAATTTTGTTATCGAGCTGCCCCGCGACGCGAGGATAAGGCTGCGGGGAGAAATTGTTTCGCAGATGGAAAAAATATTCCAAAAGAACCAGTCCGTCGAATTTTTAAAACTGTGTGATGTGTTTTTGTCTGGCAACTGGCCGGAGGAAAACGACTGCGAAATTCTCCTCTCTGGCCTTGTAATTCTGGCAAAGAAACTGAAGATGCGAATCGTTATCACAAATCTATTTATGGAGCCGCGAGTCGATGCATAACATCCTCAACGATTATGAGCTGCAGGAGCGAATCGCCCTGAGGATGGAGGCGGGCGAGGACAGAAACACCGCCGCGTTCCACGCGCACGAGGAGCTTGCGATTCGCAAGGCACAGGACGGCATCGCCGAACGGCGAAAAATAGAAAGTGCGGAGGCCGCCCGGCGGGACGAAGTGCGACAAAAGGCACAGGCGCACCTGGCTGCCCGCAAGAAGGCTTATGATGATGAGATGGCCCGCAGGGTCGGCAGTGTACAAAGGCCGCCGCTCAGCGACGAGGACCAAAAGGTCCTCGATGAGCTGGAGGCCGCGAGGTCAAGGCTCGATTCTCGGATGGCGAGAGAGGAAGACCTGGAGAAGCACAAAGAATTATTCGGGCAGTGGAAGTCAATCACCGAAAGCATAATACAAATCAAGAAAGGATTCGCCGATGCGCAAGGGATATGCGGCGGGAACGCCGCTGGAAAATGCGTACCCAACGGAAGCTGACCTCTTAGACTGGTTTTATGACAGGGGGCTGGAGCTTCAGACCGATAACGAGCCGGAATACATACTCACCTGGCTAAAGATAATGTGGGCCCTGCTTAACGCCGTGGACTGGGCGCTGCCGCTTGGGGTCTATGCGCCGACATCGACAACGTTCAACGTCCGGGGCGGCAAATATCTTTTCGCCGGCGGCGTGAAAACTTACACGCCCGGAGCGAACATCGACCCGACCGACAACGACACGACATACGTCTGGATGAATTATAACAATACTGTCGGCTCCGGCATCGACGGAAGCGGCTGGCCTTCGACTACGCATATAAAACTGGCCGAGGTCGATGTTGATGAGGACGGCGTCATAACCGACATCCGCGACCTGCGAAGCCAGGCGTTCCTGCAGTGGCTGCCGGCGACGACGAGCTTTATTCTCACAGCCACATTGACGGCGGGCAGCACAGTCCAAATCTATAACGCCAACAACCCGTTTAAGTTCCGGGTTCTCGACGCCTGGTCGGTCGCCAAATCCGCAGACGGCGGGACGTGGAAACTGACCAACGGGGCGAGCGATATCACCAATACTGTGACGGTAACCGGCACCAACAAGACAATCAATCGGGCGGGGACAATCGACGACGCCTATCACGAAATCGCCGCAGCCGGCAGCCTATCTGTCGTCGGCGACGGCGCCAACGCCGACGTGGAAGTATATATCCTTTGCATGAGGGTTGATTGATGAAAAAACTTGCACTGATTTTGGTTTTGTTCTTTTGCGGGCTGTGCTTCGGGGACGTTACGGCTTATATCGTAGCAGACACTCATCACGGTGAAACGAGCGACTCTCTTCTGGACTGTCCGAACTCGCCATGCGGTATAAGGGATGTGAATGAAGTGGTGCAGCGAAGCTGGCAGGACGTTGGCGATGGCGATTGGCGGGACTGGCATAACGGGCTGACGGTTTTTACGAATTTTATCGCTGCGGCGGAGGCCGATTCCAATACCGATTTCGTTGTGCATTTAGGCGATATATCGTCGTCAACGGAAGGCGACTACGCGAAAAGAGTCGGTGAGATTGTGGATGTTGCCGCCGCTTCTGATGTAAATATGGTCTGGACGTGGGGCAATCACGAAAATTCCGCCTATGACGGCTTCCCTTATGATTACAATCAGTTATGGCTGGGCGTTGATGGAAATTCAGGGTTGCTTGTCAAGTCAGTTACGATGGAAAATAAATATTCTGATATACCGTTTGGGGACGCTAATTATCCACATGCTTATACTTTTGATGTCTGTGATTGCAGATTTATCGTTATGTTTGTGAAAGGCATAGGACAGGAGGTTCAGGCTGCACAGCTCACCTGGCTGACTGAGCGGTTAACCGAAACGTCAAAGCCGACATTTGTTTTCACACACGGGCATCTGATTACAAATTCCGGCTATACCTATGCCTATGCCTCAAATCACGCGGCGGTTCGTACTATTCTGGAGAATAATGGTAATGTTCAGGGCGTTTTTAGCGGGCACTACCACAGGGGACTATCGCCGACGGTGATAAACGGCATACCCTATTTCCCGTTCAGGGGTTCGACGTGTAACCCGCCTTACGGCCCTGCCGAGAACGCGCCTGACCCGGGCGCACAGCCTTTGGAGCAGGCGGCTTATTTCAAGGTAACAATAAAGCCGAACGCCATTTTCACTGGCACACGATACATAGCGAACATAAAAGTAGAGGCTTTCAATCCGACAAATGCGAATGGTAAGAAGGAGTACGACAGTTATGTTGTCACGCAATAAAATTTCAATTTTCGCTTCCGTGCTGTTTTTATTGCTGCCGGTTATACTTCAGGGAGCGTACACGCGCAATTCAACAGATACTTTTAGCAATAAAGACCTGACGTCAGAGGTTGAAATCGCATCCTATACCGCAACCGAAGACATGCTCGTTTGGATATGTGTTCAGCTTGGGGACACGGGCAAACTAATGAATACGGCTGGCGCGAATACAGTCAGGGTAAGACCTACTTATTCGCAGGCAATAACAGGCCCGCCTCTTATTTCAGCTATCGAGGTAAATACTATCGCGTACAGTTCCAAAGCAAGGGTGTTTTTCAATTTTCCGACCCCCGTTTTTCTGCAATCCGGTCAAGCGATAAAGGTATCCGCCTATTCCTCAAACGGCAGCGATAGTGATGTCAACGGTTTTTTTCACTTGATAGATGCACAACAGGGCAATGTATCACAGGTTGGTAGCGGGATTTATTGCGAAAACGTCAATCTATATGGAATAAATGGAAGCTTGGCGAGCGGATTTGTTTCTTCTGGGCATATAAAGGCAACTGTGCGCAAGTATGGCACTACGGACGCGAACTGCCTGTTGAATGCAAATGATTTGCCTTTTATGGCGCTCGGCGATATAAACGACACGCATTACGAGGGCAAGGTAAGCGCGGGCGGTTATTTGCAGGTGGACGTTGTTTCGGTGGGCAATAATACACCGGCCACAACGACTGCCACTGCACAGGCGGTATGGGCGGACGCCAACGGCGTGGCGGTTATTGCGGACGCGAACACGGCGGCGATAAAATCAAGCGACGTTCAGGGAGAATGGGCGACGGTAGTTTTGGAGATAGCAAGTATGTTTCTCGATTCACAGGGAGGCATACCATAATGGACGAATTTCGCTTAGTCAAACCGGA